GCCCGAGCGTACGGGGCCGGAGAAAGTCGTCGTACCCATTAGGGTCTCCTGTCATTGGGTGTGTCAGCCACTATGGCTGTCAGGGACTAGAAAACTGTATAACAAAAAGGGGGCTGACACAAGTCCAGCCCCCTAATCTGTCATGACACTGTCAGTGCAAATTATGCACCTTGCGAGCCATAGATACCACGCGGGTCAGACCAACCGAACGAATAACGCTCGCGGGCCTTGTAGCGCACGTTGCCTGTATCGAAGTCGCCTTCAAGAGCAGTCTTGAGGGGCGAACGAACGAAGTGCTTCAAGCCGTTCGGCGCATCGGTCTTCACAAACCACGAATCAGGGTCAGTCAAGAAGTGATTGACCGCGAAGCCATCAGGCAGGTAGCTGCCAGACTTGATCGCGTTGATATCGTTGTCTGCGGTGCCGGTGCGTTGTTCCGACTTCAAGAGGCGCTGTGCAGTGAACTGAAGCTGCGGAGGAATGATGAGCTTCATGCCACGGAGAGCGACCTTGAGGCCACGTTCGTCGATGAACAAGGAGATATCAATGAGAGCCTGCTCAAGCGAGGTTTCATTGAGGTCAGCTTGCGTCGAGAGCGTGTTCGACCAGTTGCCACCCATTGCAGTTGGGTGAGCTGAGTTCACCAACGATACGCCGTCGCCGCCTGCATATGAAGACGAGAAAGCGTTGTTGAGAACAGCGGCAGCCTTAACTTGCTTGGTGTTCGACATTGAACGGGCCAAAGCGCGTGTATAGCGAGCCGACAACTTGTCGTAGAGGTTGTCTTCCACAGCTTCTTCCGTGATGGCGAATGCAAGAGCAATCGTCTCATGGGTGTAGCGAGCCGTGAAAGCTTCGCCAGCCTGATCGTAAGCGACGGCAGCGCCTTCGCCCTTCACAGGGGCTTGTTCGAAGCCATAGAGCATAACTTCTTCTTCGAACGCACGATCTGAGTTCTCCGTATCGAAGATTTCAGCGTGTTCGTTGTCGTAGCGGTTGTACTCAAGGCCAAAAAGAGCATTAAGACCGGGCTCAAGCTCTTTGAGGAGTTGTGAACGGGTAATTGCCATTGTCCATTACTCCTTAGACGCCAGCGCCTGTGCCATTAGCACAGTAGCGATAGAAGTGGTTGTTAAGCTGAACGATGGCAATGCGGCCAGCAACCGACGGATCCGAATCATTCGGCGTATCAACAAAGCCGAGGATGCGGAGGTTGAGGGTGTTGGTCGTGTTAGCCGTCGAAACCGCGAGTTCTGCTGAGGACAAGCCAGAGGTCGTTGAACCCGAGGTTGCTGAGGCGAGGTTCGCGTTAGCGTGAATGATCGAATCAGCCGCTGCTGCATCGCAATTGATTGCGAAGGTTGCATCAGGGTCAGAAATGATCGTTGCCGTTGCTGCGGTGTTAGCCTTAACAGCGGCTGTACCGGGCCAATACGGCGACCAGCGGGGCTTGCCCGTGAGGTCGATGTAGTTGCAGCCCATGAAAACGCCGAGAAGCGGAACAGTACCGCCATTGGCATTGCCGACGATGTCGATCATGCCGTTGGCAAGCGGAATAACAGGGGTGCCCTGATAAATAACGCTTGAAGTACCAGCCGTCGAAGCCGTCTGAATGTTGTAGACGACGTCGCCGGTTGAGTTCACACCGCTTCCAAGCATACGATACGGACGAAGTCCGAACGCGGCATCTGTATTTGCCATTGCTTAGATCCTTTGTTCAGGAGGTTCTAGGACCTCCAAACGTGACACGGGATTGCCGCTCAGGTTTCTGAATCGGCATGTTAGGGTTGTTTTCACGCATCAAATCATTATCCACGGCAGTGATTTGATCACTGGACATCCGGCGATAATACGCGTTGCGTTGTTCAACCAATTCCTTGGGAATACGCGCCAGAACCAGACCACCAACTGCAATCACTCCGGCATGTTTGCCGTCCTGAATGCTCGGGAGGTCGTCCCGATCTGGGTATTCATCTGCGCGAACAAGTTCATAGCCTTCGCGTAGGCGAGCGGACATATTTTTCCGGTCATCGAACCCGTTGGTTTCATAACGAATCCAACGGTGAACAAAACCCTCCGGAGCCGGAGGTGCGTCCAAGGTGGACGGGGGGCGCCAGACTTTTGGTCTAACGGATTTTTCACGGGTATCTTCAGCGCGTGTTGGACGAGTCATTATGCTCTCTCCTGTACGAGCTTCAGCTGCCGTTTGTAGTCATCATAGCTAACACCGAGACGGCGCGCAATATTTTTTTGCGTTTCCGACAATTCAATGTCGCCATTAGACTTCTTCACCTGTGAAGGACGGGCCGAAGCTACTGTTGGTGACGGGGGTTTTTTCTGGGCAAACTTATGCGGGAACTCTTCACGCATACGCTTGTCCAACTGCTTGTAGTAGGTATCGCTGGAGGGGCTTACCCCTTCAGAAAGCAATTCGTCATGGATCGTATATGCGGCATTCGTCATAATACGATCTTGAAGGAACCACTTGTTCCGTTCCGCCCACTCCTCTGCTCGCTTGTCAGGAACAGCACGTGGGGCAGGCTCCGGAGGTAGGTTCTTTTCAGGCTTGGCCTCTTCCTCCTGAACGCGGTAAGCCCTGTAGTTACGAAGGCGCTCACGCTCGGTCTCAAGTTTGACCAAATCAGTCTGAAGCTGGACCTGCTTTTCCGTGTCACCCTGCTCAACCGCAAGCTTAAGCTTGTCCCGAAATAGTTGTTCTTGGGTGTTTAATCGGGTTTCAGCTTCAGTTTCAAAGCTTTTATTGAGGGTCTGCTCACGCTTTTTAATCGTGTCAAGCTCGGCCTTTACGGCCTTGGCATACTCCAAAGCTTCCTGTTCGCGTCTCTCAGCTTCCCTTGTTTTATAGGTCAGCTTATTGATTCGCTTTTTGACGGTCTCACTATAACTAGAAAGTTCGTCATCTTCGGAATCTTTATCTGAAGAGGCTTCAACCTCTCCACCAGAGGCAGCCTCTACCTCTTCTTCCTTGGATTCAGACTCAGTCTCCTGAGCCTCCTCCTCAACGACTTCTTCTTTTTTGTCTTCTTCATCAAGCATGAATCACTCCATGTTGCGCTTAGACGTGCAGGACGTCAGCGGGGTCTAAAATGGTAGCAATAACTTCATCATCATTGATGATCCGGACCTCGCCACCTTCGATCCGAAACCTTGTGCCCGCATAGCGGCCAATCATTACCCAATCCCCCTTCTTGCACCACGGGCCGGATGGGAACTTATCCTTGTCAGCATATGTCTCAGGACCCATAGCCAGCACATAGCCGACGACGGTCGCTAAAGAATTACGCTCAATCGTCTCATCGGCCAGAAGAACTCCGCCCTTTGACTGCTTTGATCCGCGATACGGGAGAATAAGAATGCGCCAACCGGTTGGCTGCGGCATACGTTCCAAGAGAGATGTGGGGAGACGTGTGGGGTCTAGGACCCGATCTTCTTCCTTCACGTAGGTGTCAGTGACGTCAATTGCAGACGAGACTTCTTCCTTAACTTCTTGTTTCTTTTCAGGTTTTTTAGCTTTTAACTTTTCTTTTTCCCGCGCCTCAGCGACGTGGGTGGGTAGAATCAATCCACTCATCTTCACTCATGCTCCGTTTTAGCAGAGAGCGTATATGCTCCTCCACGGATACATAGGCTTCATATTTTGATCGAAGCTTTTGATATGCCGGGAAGTCAGGTACAACGCCCTCTGTCATTTGTACCCGAAGTTCTTCCGTCCGTTGACGGATGAATTTTAACGTGCTGTCAGCAAGTTGAAGTCCGTCCACGGACTATTCCTTTAAGGTTTGCTGGGCTCTGTATGCTTGTGCGCCGAACCAAAATAGTAAGACAATACAAGCATTAAGGCCCCATCTAGAGTTCCCAAAACCCTAGCAATCAGTTCCCTCATAGAGGGCTCGATGACATTGTGCAACAAGAACCACTGCACAATCCCCCATGACATGACAATGACAACAGCCAATACACGAGGTGTCCAATCATGTGTCATGATCGCCATCTTGCGGGCGCTGTCACGATCTGACGCAGCAATACGCTCTAAATCAATATCCAAAGTTTTCATTTGGACTTTGAAATCTGCATCGATCTTCTTCAGTGCAGCAAGCTGATCCGCCGTCGGATTAGCGAGAGCCGTTTTAATGTCATCTTCGGTGGCATCTTCATGACCAAATAATGCCCCTGACAGGGCCTTAACCGCCATGCCAGCAACAGGTCCACCCAAAGCCGTAGCAATTGTTGGAGCAACTTGACCAATCAAAGGTCCAAAAGTTTTAAGAAGATCCATCAGTGGACTCCAAACATAAGGATTAACCCAATAACACCCATAGCAATAATAAGCCCACCAACAATGCTTCCAACAAATATTGCATCTTTGCGGGCTTCTTCTATCTCTTCTGCGTGTAGTCTTGCCTGACGGGCGGCTTCTCTTTTCATTTCAGCAACCTGTTTTTGAATGTAGTCCCAAGCGTTTTTCCCATGCTGGGAAATAAACAGGTTCTTCGCTTCAAGAGCCAGTTGATTAGCTTTAGCCTTGGCGCTGTAAAGCTTCATCGCCTCAGCTTCAAAGTCTTCGGTAGATTGGAACAGACGTTTCTTTCGTGGCAGCGAAACCAACTGCACGACCTTAGCAACCTCTGACATAAGATTGCTGACACGGTGGGCCGTGTCTACAACATCCTCGCCCGCACTAACCGCAGACTTCAAACCGTTGTAGATCGCGGTAGCACCGGCCAGAATTGTAAACGGATCCATTACCGAACTTTGAACATTTGACCGCGAAGCATTGCGCCAAAGCCACGAACACGCATTTCACCCTTGGGTGGTGCGCCCGGAACAGAAATGGTTTCTGTTTTACGGAAAGGGACAGTGCCCTGACCTTCAATTACCTGCACCATGTCATCGACTTTAGGGGTCTTTGTCTTGGCACTCTTAATCGGATACGACATCTTAATCTCCTCTTCTACGTCCGTATCTACGGAAGTATTCATCGTCAGAAAGATTAGCGTCGCTAGAACCTTCCGACCTGCCACCAAACAACGAGGCGATACCCTGCCCCAATCCGCCGAAGACTGCTTCGCCAAGATCCTTTACGTAGTAATCTACTACAGGACCCTGCCCAAAGTCTACGATACGGGACCTAACCTTGCTCGCATCGCCGCCAGCAAACTCATCCGCATATTGTTGTTTTGCAAAACCTATTTCCGCTTCGGGGTAAGTAGATGTACGCCCCTGCGATTCAAGCTGCGATATGCGACCACTAGTATCAAACAAACTGCCAAGCCAATCCCCGAAGGTCTGTGGACTCGACGACGCTGCTTGCGCCGCCGTTTGCTGCCCTCCCGGCACAGCAAATCCACCCGTCTCAGTCGCACCCAGTTGTTGAGTGGCAGGACTTCCCCGATATATGTCAGGAGAGCCCGCTTCACGGTAGGATCTTGTGACAGGGGTCGGCATTGGAGCCTCTTTTGCTTGAGCCGGTGTCACAAGTAGCGACTCAAGCGTGTCAGCAAACTTTGCAGGCGCTGATAGGGCAGCCTTTGCAATGTCAGCCGTCGTTTGACCTACGCCAGTGAAGACATCCGACAATCCAGCCAGCAATGTCTTCGGTTCTGTCGTTTGCTTCTGATAATACGACGTCATCTTGCCAGTGAACTGGCTGGCAGGAGCATCAGGATCACCGCCATTGTTAATAATCGCACGACGAGCCGCATCGATGTTTCCACGGTACGCCGGAGCGAGGGCTTCCGCCGCCGAAGCGTTCGGATTTGACAATAGTGCCTTTGCTCCAGCGATCCCTTGGTTGTAACCAAGCCCGATTTCACCAGCAGTCGGCTGTCTTCCAAGCGTCGAACTCAACGATCTTGAAATATCGGCAG